TCGGAATGCCCCAGCATCCTGCTGATGGTTTCTATCGGCACGCCTGCTTCAAGCGTAATCAGCGAGGCGAAGCTGTGCCTCGCCTGATGATAGCACAAATCATCCTTGATGCCTGCCAGTGCCGCCAACGCTTTCATGTGTCGTCTGAGATTTGACCAATGCAGCAAAGGGAACAGGGTGTCCCTATCCTCACTATGATATTTTTCAATCAGCGCAATCGCTTCCGGTAACAGTTTCACACTGGCACGAAGTTCGTTTTTCTTTCTTCGATACTTCAACCACAAAGCACCGTCCTCATCCGTATATAGGTTCTCGTGGGTAATCGAGACAACATCCGCATAACAGACCCCGGTGTAGCACCCGAAGAGAAACATATCCCTTGCCAGTATATGGGATTTGCGGTAAGCGGGTATTTCCACATCACGGATTTTCTCAAACGATTCACGACTCAATGCCCGTGGTGTCGTTTCCGTCTTCTTTGGTAAGGTAAAATGCTGGAAGTGGATTCTGTCGGCATATCCCTCCTTATACGCCAGACGGCATATCTTCTTCAGGATGGCAAGATGGTGGCGGACGGTATCAATCGCATAACCCTTATTACCGGTGGCAAATGCCTGATAGTCGTGGATGAACTGCTCTGTCAGTTGTCCAAATGCCAAATCTTTCACCTTATACTTGGTCTCGATGAACTCCCCGATTGTCAGGCGCATATAGTGATAACCGGGATAAGTCCCTTTTGCCCTGTCTATGCCGATACGGGCTTTGAGGTCATTGCAGACAACATCCGTCATTCGCATGAGCGTCATTTGTGTTTCCATGCTGCCCTGAAAAAGGTCTTTCACATCGGTGGCATCGAAATCAATCTTGCGCTCCACAAGATTGTCGAATGCCGTGTTTACCGCCAACAGTAACTTTTCAATCTTGGCATTTGTTTCCACCGCTTCCTTGCTCTTGCCGTTCAGACGGCTTTCACGTGGATTCCATAATTCGGGAGTGCAGGACAGTTTGCATCCGAACTGTGCCATTGTCCTGTTTATCGTGATGCGTCCCATGATGGGAGCTTTTCCCGACTTGTCCGGTCCGCTCTTTTTGAGGTAGAGCAATACCTTGAATTTTTCTACTTTCATACGCTTATATTTTTTTAGTGCAAAGTTACTTGCCATATAAGCGCTCTTTGATACGCAAAACACTGTGTATGAGCGCAAACAAAACGGTGAGGTTTTCTTTTCATCGCTTTGTGTTACCTATTCCCGTTTCGGTAACTACCCGGCTAACGGTTTGGTAACTGAACAACCTCAATATTCCGTTGTCGTTTGCATTTTCCACATTTTGCAGAATACAGAAATACAGCTCATTTCAAACGACTTACGTTTAATCTTTACCTGTTCATTATTGCTTGCTTCGCCTTGTATATTCCACATGAGTCGGCATACAGCAGCAACATTGAATCTTAGTTTAGGTGTACCGATAGAAACAGTTAGTAAGCTATTAGGACATACTAAGATTAGTACAACTCAAATTTATGCAAAAGTTATTGACGCAAATAAAAAGGCTGCTGTTCATAAGCAAGACGGCGTATTTGATTGATCCTTAGTAAATAGAATAATAAGTATCTTAAACTAATCGTACGATATGGGTATACAAGAAAGACCATTTGAAAATATTATAAGCATGAATAACTCATTATCAGGTGATCCTATTAATGAGTTAATAACACTAAATAAATTAGAGAGAAGTATTTATAGTGAAGGTCGAAAATTGGAAACTATTATCTTGTTATCTGGTATGACACCAAAAGATAGATGGATATACATTTCTCTTATTCTTGATGATTTGTTATATCAATATGATATCTCTTGTAGAAAGGTTAGAGGAATGAATGCTAATACTTTGTTATATAAAAGAGCTCTATTATTGAAGAAAGCAATCGTGGAAGTGATGGAAGTAACAAGCACACGATTAAAAATAGCATTTGATACTGGTTATATAAAAGAAAGAGAAGAAGGATATGCTACAACGGGGGCTGCCAGATGGGATGATTCAACCGATAAAAAATTAGATTTAGATATAGTAGAAAGCATGCGGTATTTTAATGATTTAATTTCGGGGAAGATTGATAGATATTTGGAAAATTGCAAAAGTCGGTTTACGAAAAAATATGACGATGATAAATTAAAAGCTATCTGGCTTCATTTGAAAGAGGAAAATTATATTAATAGTAATACAAGTTTAGATACGTTTCTTTATTTATTTGGGAATATCGATAATGTGCCTGAGCACTTTTATATTGAATGGTTAGCTTCATTGAAGGAATTGCATGTTCTTATAGATGTGTTTTGGAAGTCAGAGCGAAATAGGTGGAAAAAGGCAAGTGAAATATTTTTATATGGTGATAAATTTTTGAACTATAGAAGCTTAACTACTGCTGTCAGTAAGGAAGATGATATTGA